ATTTGGCTAACTGGGCTAAAAAAGGGGCGTTGATTGGCATTACTGGACGCATTCAGACTCGTAGCTACGAGAATCAGCAAGGGCAACGAGTGTATGTGACCGAGGTGGTCGCTGAGAACTTCCAAATGTTGGAGAGCCGTGCAGCGCGTGAAGGTAGCAACGCCAGCCAAGGCAATACATCGGGAGCATTTGGCAATGACAACGGCTATGCAGGACCTTACGGGCAACAAGCACCGCAACAGCAAGGACCAAACTTTGCAAGAGATAACAGCCCATACGGGAACAGTAACCCAATGGATATCACGGATGATATGCTACCATTCTGAGGTGAAGCATGAGACTAGAATTTCTATTACCAAGGTCAAAAGCTAAGCCTGCTCAAAATCTAGTTATCAACAGTAACGACAGATTCCACTATCAAGCAGAGGGGCGAATGGTCAAACGGCTACGATTAATAGCAAGAGCAGAAGCTGGACTAAACATTACACCAATGTATAGCCCAGCTAAGCCTTGCACGGTAGCTGTAACAGTCTATGCACCAACTAGACGAAGACTAGACCCACCAAACCTATATCCTACGGTTAAAGCCCTCATAGACGGCTTAACGGACGCTAATTTGTGGCCAGACGACAATCACGAAGTTATTAAAATGATGTCGTTTCGGTATGGCGGGCTAAGTGGTGAGTCTGGGAAATTTAAGATTGTGTTAGACATTGAAGGAACGTGAAATGAAACGAGTTTCACAGACAAGGTGCTAAGTATGGCGGTAGCAAGTGCCATGAAGTGGAGTTAAAGGAGGTTAGTAATGGCTAAATTTATTAGAGTTACAAACATCGCACAAGGAATTGATATGGACACAATTTTAAATGTCGATGATATCGGGCACATCTCTATTGGCCCTAATATCATTTTTGTAAAAACGCCGTTCGCAGACGGGACAAATCGGATTTATGTAAGAACCGAAACGATTGAGCAGTTAGAAAAGATTTTGCTAGAGGGAGAAAACAATGGATAGACAAGAAGCAGTAAGTCGAGAAGAAGCAGTGCGGACAATATCAAGGATATCTGGCGGTTCGGTATCTTACGCAGAAGACCTATATGACTCGTTTTTCCCAAAACCAGTGGTACCGCCGTGTGTGGCAGATTGGTATGAGGGGCATAAGGATGAGTTTGAGATAAATCTGTATCGAGAGGTCTGCCAGACTGAAAAAAATTACAATTGTGGCGGTCTAACTGACTTCCAAGAATGGTTGATCAGTAGCAAAACAAGACCGTTTAATATCCTAGTCAACATGCACCAGTTTGGCTACGAGGTAGAGAAAGAGGCTAGATATACGGTTAAACTCAAGAAGAAAGATGGGGGCGGAGATTGGTTAGTGAAAACAGGCACTAACGGATTGCGTTTTTACAATAACATATACACGCAAAGTAGAGCCCACACCCGCAAAGAGCTAGAAGAAGCTGATTTTGGCTGGATATTCGATTGCCCGGGCGTGGAAGTGAAAGAGGTGGAGTGATGAATAAAATTCAACGACTACGGCTGAAAAAGGAATTAACCATATCGGAACTGGCCGATGAAGTAGGATTCTCAGAATCTGTGTTACGTAAGTTCGAATCGGGGGAATACTGGCCCACAATGCACAGTGCCAAAAAAATTGCTGACTATTTTGGGGTGACTATCATAGAAGTTTTAGGGAATGAAACATTGTTCGAAGGAAAATTTGATAAACTTGTTCGCTGCATCAATCATTGGGCAGATAGCCGTGGATTAAAACAAGCTGACCCGAAAATACAGTGGATGCGTATCACTGAGGAAGTCGGAGAGATTCGGGATGTACTCTTGAAACCAACGAAATTCGCTGAGCCACAAGCAGCACTCAAGGATGCTATCGGTGACACGCTGGTAACGATTATCGTACTAGCGCATCAACTAGACCTTGATGTGACCGAGTGTCTCGGTATTGCTTACGAGGAGATTAAGAATAGAAAGGGAAAGATGATTAATGGCACTTTCGTCAAAGAAGAAGACCTCTAAAAAGTGGTACACGGATAGCTTGACTATTTCAAGCGCTATCTTAGTTGTCAGTCTGGTTGTCAACATGCTGTCAGTCTACTATGTTCTGACAGTTCCACGCAGGGTGGAGACAGTAACTATCCATCGGGTAGATAACGCTGGTTCTGAAATGCACGGGGAAGTGACTGGGAAAGAGAAGATTAATGATCTCTACACTATTGATTGCGGGGCTTACGGGAAGTTTCTAGTAAGCAAGGAACAGTATGACCAAGCGAATGTTGGGGATGACATCCCTAGCTATTTGAAGGAGAGAGGACAATGATACCAAGATATAGAGCGTGGCTTAAAGAAGATAAAGAAATGGTAGATGTGGAAGAAATTAATTTCTTTAATGGCGAGTTTGATTTCATCGGAGACGCTATCACTTGGATGTGCAAGAGCGATGATTGTGTTTTAATGCAATCAACTGGCCTCAGAGACAAGAATGGCAAAGAAATCTTTGAGGGGGATATTCTTAAAGTGACCAACCTATCAAGCTGGTTGGAAGTTGTATCTTTTAACAACAACAAGGCGATGTTTGTTTCCAAGGAAATCAAAAGAGAAATCGAAGAATCCCCTCTATACGACTTGTTTAACACAGATATCTTCGAAGTTGAAATCATCGGCAACATCTACGAGAATCCAGAACTGGCAGAGGTGGAATAATGAACAAACGACAATTAAAAAAATCGGTAATGAGAAACGTCTCAAAACTTTATGATATGGCTTTCGAGCGAGATCGCTTTAGGAGAGATGTAGCTATTATTTGCGGTAGAGGTCCAAGAAATACAAGAGCGCTTACGACAATGGTGGTTAAGAGAACTGTGTGCGAATACGCTCCGTTCGAAGCCGTTGGAATAACATTAGAGGGATATATCGCAGACTGCCAAGCGATAGAGGAGCGGAGCTCATGAGCAAAACCTACAAATATGCTGGACTGACCAAGGAGCTACATCAACGGTTGATCAATGAACATGCAGCACTTAAAGAGGCACATCCGAAAGATTACAAGCAACATTTCCAAAAAGTGAGACAGTGCAGCGAGAAACAAGCGATTATCATTTTGCAAGCACTCAATAATGCGGTCGTGGAGCGTCAGAGAATCTCACCTCAAACAGTCGATAGACTGAAAGGCATCATTTCTGATGAGCTATATCATGACCTTAAAGCATATCTATCCAAGAATTACACAAGAGGTAAAACCACGCGCCCAGTTTTGGATAAAACCAACGCAGGACTGCCAGCGGAGCTATTCCAGGAGTTCCGTGAGGAAGTGGAAGGGCTACGCAAGGAACACCCTAACGACCTAAACAAGTACATTAGAGATATTAAAGGGTGCGATAAGAAGAAAGCTAACAAAACCCAAAACGCCATCAATCAGTGTTATTTAGAGAAGGCTGCTTTAACTCCTTTGAAGGCCATTCAAATGGAAGGCGTGCTGTCAAGAGAGCTATTCAGTAAGATTGTTGATTGTGTCTTCAATCATTATGAGTGGCCTGAAAGGTTAGATGACGAGATTGGCAGAATTATTCTGAAATATCGTAAAAAAGGCGAGTTAGGGCGTAATAAAATTACGGTCAGAAAAGCCTTGTATAAAGCCTATGCGTTAGGCATGTAGCTAGTGAGGGTTCGACTCCCTTACTAGCTATTACCAGTCAATATAAATTAGAAAAGAGGAGCCTTTTGATTTCTTTTCATTCAAATCAGCGGAAGCGTGACTGGTCGTTGACGCTACCCAAATCCAGTAAATCTAAAATATAGAAAGTAGGTATCCTTTATTTTTATCTTTACAAAATCTAAAACGCTCATACTGGTAGCGTGATTATCCAAGGCTTATGCCTGCAATTGGATATAGGTCAGAAATCTCCATAATTCTTGTATTATTTCAAAAACGAAGGAGGAAAATCTCCAAAAAAATGATTTCACTATATCTGGCTGGAGTGGTTACTCAAGGGGTTCGATTCCTCTTGCCAGCCATTGTCTGTCAAACACTAAAAATAAAAAATGAAGCTAAAAAAAATGAATATAGATTTTTAGTGGCTTGAACACTTTTCAACACCGAGCAAGCTGACAGACCTTGCTCAACAAAAACCCGGCAAATTTAAGAGAAAAGGATGTGAAACACCCTCTTTCTTATCGATATCGCATTACTAAAAAAAGCCAAAGATCTTGCTGGTGTCTTGGCTAGAAGGAGGTGATAAAAGGCCCAAGAAACAACCCAAAAACAAATACATTAATCTTTCCCTTATAAAACTTCTTAATGTTTTTTGGGCCAAACAAAAAAGACCGACATAATGGCCGGCACTCTTTGGAAATCAACACTACTATTATACCAAAGAGGATAGAACAATGCTATTGCCGGAAATTGATGAAAAAGCAACTATCAAACGTTGCAAGCGAAAACTTCGAGAATACCCTAGATGGCGAGAGATAGCACACGATAGCGCTGAGCAGAAGATCACACAAGAGTTTACCTTCATGCCACGAGGTGGTAGCGGAGTGAGCAGACCAGTGGAAAATATCGCAGTTAGGCGTGTTGATGCTATGAACGAGCTAGAAGCCATAGAGCAAGCAGTTAGCGGGCTATATCGTCCAGACTATCGCAGAATACTGATAGAGAAATATCTGGCATACCCTCCGAAACCAAACTGGCAAATCGCCCAGGCAATCGGATTCGAGAGGACGGCTTTTCAAGAATTGCTAAATAATGCTATCCTAGCATTTGCAGAATTGTATAGAGATGGCAAATTAGTTGTGGAACGTTGAAATAACGGTATTTCAACGGTTAATTCACGGTGTCTAACAACTGTTTAAG